CTGCCCATCCATCAACTTATCCACAGCGTCAATGCTTGTGGAGTCTCCGCACATCAGGCGGTGATTGCCAAGTTGGTAAATGTCGCCCAGCTTGGTCTTAGGCTCATCAGGAATGTCGGGAACGGCATCCTCGTCTGTCAGCCCTTCCACCACTTCAGGCTCTAGCAGGGCGTTTAGTTCCTTGGTATCAAAGCCCAAGATTTCTAGCGCAAACCCGTCTGCCAATAGGTCATTCAACTCTATGGTCAGCATTTCATTGTCCCACCCTGCATTAAGTGCCAGGCGGTTGTCGGCAATGATGTAAGCCTTGCGCTGGGTCTCTGTCAGGTCTTTTAGTTCGATGGTGGGAACTTCTTTGTAGCCCAGCTTTCGTGCTGCCATCAGCCTGCCATGCCCTGCAATGATGCCGTTCTCGCCATCTACCAATATCGGGTTAGTCCATCCAAATTCTTTGATGCTTGAGGCAATCTGGGCTATTTGCTCATCAGAGTGGGTGCGGCTGTTGTTGACATAAGGTATCAACTTGTCCACAGGCTTTTGCACAATTTTTAGCATGGTGTCCTCAAAAAAATGGGAGCATCAGCCCCCAAAAGCTGGCAACTGCATTTTGTCAGCGTACTCATTTTGCAATGTCCGGTACAGGAATGTCAACAGGCCATTGGTTTGTGTCCACTAACAATTGAACTGTTTTGAAGTGGGCAATGTTCCATGCTTGCTGTCTTTCAGCCTTTGACCACTTTGCACCTTGGTCAATGTCGTAATGGCAAGTTTGGCATAAAGCCGCTACCAGATTGTCGTCTGCTTTTATTCCTCTGCCTTTGCCGCCACCCCAATTGCTATGTGCTGCTTGAATTCCATTTTCTGTTCCACAAAGCTGACAGGATAGAGCCGCCACTAATTTTAGCAGTTTCTGGCTTCTCACATACTTGTGTTTCGGATATTGCATATTCTTTGGTGTAAAACTTGTGGTTGTTTTCGCACTGGCGCTTTCGGCTGACGAATTCTGGGTTTGATCGGGTGTCTAAAACTTTGAGGGTTTCAGAGCCACAACGGGGACACATCATGCTTGTCCTCTTGCTCGGATGGCGGCATCAACTTCGGATTCGCTTAAAACAGCCCATCGTTTTTGTTGAGTGTTGCGGCACAGCCTGCGATAGGTGTCGTGGTCTGTTTTTGCAATGTCATCAGCCGTGTCGATGTCATCTAACAGCATCCAAAGTTTTAAAGATTTCTCACGCTCATGCTGTGCTACTAGCTTGGCAAAGCGTTCAAGCCAAAGCAAATCTTTTTCTTGAGCCAATTCAATAAATGAACCAGCTTGTCGCCCCATCTGCATAATTTCTTCTCGTGTCATGTCTCAATCCCCTTTTCTGCCATCCATGCCAAGAGCCATTCAATGAACTCTGAGCCTTCTTCTTTAGTGAACTTGTGGCTTTGTAGCCCCAATTGAACAACTCGTTCCCCATCTAGGCTTGGGGCGACCTTGCCCACCTTGCGCCCTGTTTCATGCGCCCATTGGTCAATTAAGAGCCTTTTCCAATCATCTGATGACCAAGCACTGCCAGCGCCCTTCATTTGCTTGGCAACCATGTCAATCAGGGCATGGAACATATCGTTTTGGTCTGTGCTGCGGGTGGCTTTCTTGACCTCCAAGCGCAATTGCTTACCAGCCTGTAAGGTTTCCTTAATCTTGGGCCATAAGTCTTTCAGTACTGTGTGGGCTTGTTGGCTGTTGTGTAGGGTGACGATCATGCTTGCCTCACTATTACTTCAACTTTTGCCACTTCACCATAAACCTTGGTGGCATGAATAGATGTGATTTGGGAATCGTTCTCAAAAACAATTTTGTCCATGCCATCGATCACAGACTTAACCACATTGTCCAAATCGGGCTTTTTGGTGTGTTTTTCAGAATCGCTTAAACAAGCCTCAGTGCGTTTTTTTGAGTATGAGGCGGGAACAGGAAAGGTGACATAAATAAACGCCTCCAAAGCCCCTTCTAGCGGTTCTGATGCCCCAATTGCCGCCTTTGCCATCATCCCAACATCGGATTCATAGTTCTTGGTCTTTTCAGGTGTGTAAGCAACAGGGAACTTTCCTCTTGTGGAAAACCTTGGTCTGCCTTTAGCAATTGGAATTCCATAAATCGTGAACATGATCTGCATCATTTTTTGTCTTTCTGTTCATTCATGCGTTTTTTTAGATCGTCAGCAGCCGCTTGGCCTCGCCTCTTGGCAATATCCGCTAGGGTCTGTTGCCACCAATATTGGGCTTCTCCCCTGCCCTCCTCCAAGACTTTCTTGCGATAGCGTCTGATCCATTCTTGGGCTTCTGTGTTCCTCATAGTCTCCCGTAAGTTCAAGCGCTCTTGTGATGACAAATTCGCTAAATTGTTGACCTTCTCTGACCCGATTAAGGATGGCTGTTGCTTCATGGTGTGTCATACAAGAATCAATGATTGTTGTGCTGTACGTTTGTTTTGCAATTCACAGTATTTAGGATTTAACTCGCATCCCAAATATTGCCTACCAAGGTCTTGGGCTACTTGTGCGGTAGTTCCAGAACCCATGAATGGGTCTAAAACAATTCCTCCAACTGGTGCGCCAGAAAGTATGCAAGGCTCAATCAGTTCTGTTGGAAACACAGCAAAGTGCGCTCCAGAATAAGGCTTTGTGTTAACAGTCCAAACACTTCGTTTGTTTGCCATTTCATAAGACTTTTCTAAACCAGAATGAGGTTGCAATCCAGTACCTTCTTTGTGGTACTTTCCATTACTTCTGTCTCTTGTACCCCAATCTTCTTTTACAGGCTCTTTGATCGCAACATGGTCAAAGTGATACTTATGTGATTTGCTAAACAGGAATATGTATTCATGCGCTTTAGTGCAACGATCTTGCACACTCTCTGGCATAGGGTTTGGTTTATGCCAAATGATGTCTTGGCGCAAATACCAACCATCTGCCCTTAAAGCAAATGCAAGCATCCAAGGTATTCCAATTAGGTCTTTGGTTTTTAGACCAGTAGCGTGTAATTTATCCAACTTTCTATCATTAGCTGGCATATTGTTTCTGCCTTCACGCTGATACTCAGGGCTAGCCCTTGCAAAACCATTGCTGTTGCAGTAACTGTCACCAATGTTGACCCATAAAGTGCCATCGTCTTCAAGAACATCCCAAACACATCGAAACACTTCGACCATGTTTTTGATGTACTCTTCAGGAGTATCTTCTAATCCTAATTGCTCATCAATGCGTTTAGCACCACAGAGATGGCAGTTTGATGATGATCCTCCTCTATGTCCTACCTCTGGTCGCAAAACATTAGTTCCTCGCTTTGGGTCATTCCACTTAGTAGGCATTGAGATGGAATGCTCACAATTAGGATCGCCTCCCTCCCATTTAGCAGTCCCATAGTCTCGCAAGCCATAGTAGGGTGGGCTTGTTATGCAAGTTTGAGCCTTAACACCCTCTGATGCCCATTTACGCATAATCTCACGGCAATCACCAAATTCAATTTTGTTCATGCTTTTCCACCATAGTGTTTTTTAAGTTCTGCTAATTTAGCCAACGCTTCTGCCCTGATTCTTTCGCTTTCAATCTGCTCATGGATTGTTTTCTTGCGCTCAATCAGAACTTCAGTTGGAGGCTTAACAGGGATTGATGGGCCTTGGTTGCACATATCCCGAAAAGCAATGGCGCTCGGTGGAAAGTCTTTGTCCAGCTTGCCAAGCGCAAAATCTAGGCTTGGCTTGTAAGTCAGGAATCTGCCAAGGTATTGCTTCCAAGTCTGTCTGACAAGGTTTGGGTCAACATCTTGCCAGTGGGTGATGAATCGTGAGCCGTAGATAGCGTTCATCATTCCAAAAATGTAATCAAAACCTGAGTCTGGATCACAAAAGTCGTTTTCGTTCCACATCTTGTGCCTCCAGTACTATGGTTTCAGGTTTAGCCCAAAAGGGCGTTTTAGGAATTGATTTGCCCCTGGTCAACTCTGCCATTACGTTTTGGCGTTCTTCAGACTTGGTGAGTTTTTCTTTTAGCCATTCAGCTTTCAAGCCTTGGCTGCCACGGGTACACCACTCAATCAAAAACTGCTCAAGTGACCAACCAATCTTGTTGGCCTCAGACCTTGCGCCTTTTACGACTGTCTCGGTCACAGAGGATTTTTTAGCTTTCCTGAGTTGCAACCAATCATTCCAAACTTGCTCAGAAACATCAGGGGGGCAAGCAACGACAGTTGCTTTCTCTCTCTTTGGTTTATGGTTATTGGTTATTGGTTTATGGTTATTGGTTGCTATTGGGGTAGCATTAGGGGGGCTATTAGCCTCCCCATTAGGGGGTGTTCCCCACCTCTTAGCCGCCCCACGTTTGCCAGCCTCTGCAAACTCTTTGTATTGCTTAATTTCCTTGTCAGCCCTTGGGTTTACAAAGCCATCTTCTGTGGATAAAAAGAATTCATTTAAGACTGTCAAAACATCTTCTTCATGCTCTTTCATGCCAACTTGTCTGGCAGCATCCCTGTGCTTTATTGGTTGTTCGTGCAAAAAGTAGTAGTCCAAAAGTCTGCGATAGGCCAAATCTTCCATCAATGAAAGATGCCTAGTGTGACTCATGTAGTCACCAATGTGAAATTGGTAGTAATGCATAACTCGCCTTTTCATACTCCCTTAAAAGAAACTGCGGCAGGAGAGGGAGGTAACTCTTTTCGGTCTGCTCATGACTTCAGACCTAGCCGTGTTTCAAACAATCTTAAACGAACCACTCAGGTTTCAGCAACTTTAATTGCCAAATTCTTGCTATTGGTACAGCCTTCCATTGGGCAACAGCGGGTTGCTTTATGCCCAACAGCTTGGCAAGCTCACTCTGTGAGCCAGCTAGTGCAATAAACTTTTGTTTTTCCATAAGGAAGATTATAGACAATTGCAAAAAAGCAACATTAGGGAAAGTACTTACAAAATAATTGTTGATGACTTAATAAGCTGGGTTATAATTCACCCATGCCCTGAACTTCTCGGGGTCTATTTAGGAGAAATGAAATGACATACACAGAATTAACAGCAAAGTTGGTTGCAATTGAAAAGGCAACTGGTTTGTACCTTTCAGACACTTGCGTTGATCGTGAGAATGCGGCAAACCCAAATTGCGATTCTTCTCTGTTTGCTGCAGCAGTAAGTGCCGCTGGCGAAAGAGCTGAGGCCGCTGGTTACGACATCAATGTTTTGGTTGGCGCTCGAATCTATTAAGGAGCGCACCATGATTGATTACAAACTCCATTACCACTTTGATGAATTCGTCACTTATGACGATGGCACAACCCTTGAGAAAGTCAAGATCGGGTATGACTACTACCCAGAAGAATTTAATCTGCCCCATGACCACAACTCAGCAGAAATCTACGATGTGTTTGTGTTTAGCGAAAAGGGTGATGACATTTCTTGCGATCTGC